TGTCGAGAGCTTGAGCAAGGGAGCCTCCTGGTGAAGCGGATCAGTAGGACGCGACGTCGTTGGTGAGCACGCAGGTCGCGGCGCGGTTCAGCACCGGATCGATCGCGGCCTGGAATGCGAAGGGGGCCTGCACGCCACCCGGCCCCTGGATCTGGCGGTCGCCACGCGGCAGGAAGACCCGGTGCGCGGTCCAGACCAGCGAGGCGGCTGCGCCTGCCGCCCAGCGGAACTGAAGCTCGCACGGCAGGCGGTTGGTCGCCTGATCGAGAAGGACGCGATCTTCGAAGCGGGTCGTGATGTTGCCGGTCAGCGCGATGATGCCCGGATCGGCATCGGCGATGCGCCCGTCGCTGCGGATCACCTCGACCGCCTCGAGGTTGTTCGAATAGGTGAGCTCCGCCGAGATGACGTTGCCGAGCGCCACGTTGTTTCGCCGGACCTCGCCCTGGAACTGGCCGAAGCGCTCCAGCACGAACTCGGTGAGCGTTCCGGACTGCGCCGTGGCGGCGATGGTCTCGCCCTGCGCCATGATGTTGAGCGATGCGGTGAGCAGCCCGGACCGCTGCGCCTGAACCTGGAAGCTGTTGATGCGCGCGCCGTAGTTCATGCCGAAGAAGGGCACGTCGGGAAGCTGCACCTCGATCGACATCGAGGGCAGAGCTTGCGCGCCCGAGAACCAGGTGTGGCTGTTGGCGCCGCCGGACAGCGTCGCCCCCGACAGGCTGGCGCGCGTCGGCGCGTTCGTCGCCAGCGTCCGCGCATTGCCGCCCGGTCCCAGCGCCTTGGCGGTCAGGTTGACGACCGCGCCGACTGCCGCAGCCGCGACGTTCGCGCTCGGATTGATGATCGCGGCGAGTGCCGTGGCGGTGAGCGCCGCCGTGCCGCCAAGGTTGAACTGCTGGCTCGTCGCGCCGGAAGCGACGGCGGTATAGACCGTGCCATCGACCGTCACGGTGTCATTGACCAGAAGGTTGGCGGTCAGCGTGATCGTTCCGGTGGCGGCGTTCGCGGCGACCGTCGTCGGTGCGCCCATCAGGCCGCGCAGCCAGACGCCGATGTTGCGGGTATCCACGGGAACGACGAGATCGCCCGTGTTGGTGATCACGTCATAGACCGGCGCCAGCGGCTCGCGGCCGAAGCCGAGAAGTTCGCTGGCAATCAGGCCCTGTTCCTCGCCGATGTTGACCGAGGCGAAGGGCATGCGGCGAAAGCCGGTGCCGGGCGGTGTGCCATAGGTGCTTTCGAACACGGCGGCGAGAGCCGCGTTCACGCCGCGTGCGCGAGGCATGGGTCGTTCTCCATGTGGTGCAGTTGCTGAGAGCCAAGTGGGGCCGAAACGCCGTCACTCAGTCCAAAGGCCCGAGCGAAGTCGGAGGGCCGTCGTTCAGTTGAGCGGATCGGCGGTGGCGTAGGTCGCGAGGATCACGACATCGGCAAAGCGGCCGGCCTGGCTTCCGGTGGTCTCGATGTCCTCGGAGGTCGGGGCTTCCGCCTCGATCCAGTCGACAAGCCCGCCGAGCCGGCGGTTGGCGATGATCGCCGCTCCAATGGCGGCGAGCATCTCGTCGAGCACCTGCTCGCGCGTGAGCGTGGCGCTCTCGAAAGCGGCGATCTCGACGGGAATGCGATGGGTGTAGAGGTAGGATACCGGCGAGAGCGTGACGTCGGGCTCGCCCGGATCGCCATCGCGGATCACGACCAGTCCACCCGGCGGGATTCGCTCCGGCTTGGCGAGGTTGCGCTTCACCTCCGCATCCGGCAGGGCGGCGGCGACAAGCGCTTTCACCGCCGCAAGGACGGTTTCGCGTTTCGAGGGCATGGACAAAGAGCTTTCAGGATCGCGGCCAGTGCCGCGCGATCAGGGTCGGCACATGCGCGGCTTGCCGCCTGGCGATCGCATCAATGTTGAGCCGCTTGCGTAGCGTGACCTGGGGTACGAGCAGGAACACGATCACCGTTGAATGGCCGGTCTTGCGTCTATTCGCCGCCGCTAATCCTCGCGTGTTGAGGCGGGCTGTATCGGCGACCAGCAGCGAAGGGCCGCGCTTGCGATAGACGAAGCGCAGCCGCATGCCGGTGCGCCGCTCCCAGCCGCCGGGCGTGATGCGTGATGCACGCCCGTTCGGCCCGCGCCCACGCGCTCCTGCGGCGGGTGTCGGGATCGCCAGCCAGAACCCTCGCGCCGAGCGAATGGTGACGCCACGATCGAAGGCGTCGATGAGTTTCGGGGCCTTCGACCAGACGAAGGCTGCGGCTTCGACGCTCTCGCCGACCTCGGGGAATACCTTGCCCCTCCATGTCCGCGAGAGGCGTTCGCCAAGTCCGGAGGCGACGACGTCATCGCGCAAATCCTGCTTAAGGCCGTCGGCCGCATCGCGCATGCCCGACGTAACCGCGCGCTCGATGCCCAGCTGGATGCCCGCCAGCACCTTGCGCATGTCGGGACGTTCAAGGTTGAAGCGCATGGGATCAGACCTTGACGGCCTCGCAGGTCAGGACGAGCCCCATGGGATCGGATGAGGGCGTCCCGATGACTTTGAATGTGTCCGTCCCGATCACGACGAGATCGCCCTCATCGATTGCCGAAGCTTCGGTCCTGCGCAGGTCGATGAGAACGGTCGCCATCAAGGCGCGAGACGCTCCGAACTCGACCACGGCGTCCGGACGGCGGCGGATGACGCGAATGGGGACACCCGGGCCGACGCCGCCCGCCTGCCATAGAGCATGCTCGCCAAGGTTCGGGTCCGCGAACAGGGTGTCGGTCGCTGCCGCGAACGCGTTCACGTCAGAAACTGCCGTTCAGCCGAACGCGGCCGATCGTATCGTTGGCCCCGCCTGCCACGGGCTCGGTCGCAGCGCCGATCAGGGTGTTCGATGCGATCACGGTCGTCGCGAGACGTGCGGCGTTGTCCCAGTAGATGCGCGCGCCGACGGCCCAAGCCTGGGACGGGGCCTTGCGCAGTTCGACGACGCCTTCTGTGAGGGTCTCGACCTCGGCGTTGATGGCAGCCGATCCGGTCGCGATGCCGAAGATCGCGCCGACGAGCAGTCCGTCGCCGGAGGCGACCGCATAGGGGGCGGGAAGCGTGATGGTGTTGCCGGGCTGGATGTAGCCGCGCATGGAAATTCTCCGAGTGTGTCAGGTGATGGAAGAGAGTTCCGGCAGCGATCACGCGCCGGGATTGCGGTAGAGCCCACGCCAGTCGATCGCCTTCGCGCCGAAGTCGAGGCGGCACTTGATCTCGACGCCGTCGACATCGAAGCCATTGCGCGTCTCGATGTAGGCGCCCTGCTGGCCTTCGAGATAGGCGTATTCGATGGTGTCGATCTGGGCGGGGTTCGCCGCCAGATACCAGGCCGTAAGGCTCGCGGCATCGAGACGAGGCTCGGAGATCGGCGTCAGGGTTCGGATCGAGGACGGGACCACGTTGCCGGTCTGGGCAGGCACGAGGTTCTGCGCCACCAGCTGCTCGGCCGCGAGTTCGAGCGCGGCAGGCACGATGAGATAGGCGGGTCGGACGTTGAGGATCGTCTTCTTGTCGAGCCCCGTCTGCCGGGCCATGGCCGCGCGTGCCGCGCCGATCGCGGTGACGCTGAGCGCGGTGGCCGGGTTCGCCAGATTGCCATGGTTCTGGTGGAACAGCGCGATGGAGTCGCTCATGGCGGCGTTGGCCAGGATGATGCCCCAGACCACATCGCTCTCCAGCGTCGCGATCGCCGTGCCATACATCGCCGGGATGCGGGTGAAGGCGTCGAGATCGTCATTGATGAGGACCTGCCGGGTGACCGCAACGACGCGCCCGTAGGTCTCGACACGGTAGCTCTCGCGCCCTTCGGCAAGAGTGCCGCGCTTGAACTCGCCGCCCTCGTTCACCTTCACGAGCTGCGGCGCTTCGCCGAGCTGGACGCGGTGCATCGCCTTGAAGTCGGTCGCGAGCACCTGCCGGCAGAAGGGGACGTAGGTGCGCGGATAGGCATCGTAAGCCTGCCGGAGCGTCTTGCCCGTCACGGCAGCAAGAACCTCGGGAAAGTCCGAGGTGGAGTGAAGGGCGCGCGTGGCGATCTCGTCGCGGGAAAGCCCGCGCACATTGACGCCTGCGGATGCCAGGAATTCGCGGGCAAGCTCGATCAGGGTCAGGCCGCGATACTCCCGCGCCTGCTCGGCAAGCGGAAACAGCGTTGGCGAATGACGGTGCAGCAACGCGCCTGCGACCGCCTCGCGGCGCGTGACGCGCTCGTCGCGCCCGCCCATCGGGCTTGCGGCCTGCGCGAACACCCGCGTCTCGTCCGCCGTCGAGGCAAGCGTGTCGAGGATCTCGCGGCGGGCATCCTCGATTGCGACACCACGCTTCACGAGGTCATCCGCTTGGGCACGCTTGAGGCCAAGGCGTGCCTGCAGATCGAAGATGGCGGAGACGCGGCTGCGTTCGGCATCGCGCGCACGGGCTGCGATCGCGTCGGGATCAAGCGTCGGTTCGGGACGGCGCGCCGGAGGTTCCGGAGCATCGAGACGAGTTTCGGTATTGGCGTTCTGCTCAAGGGTTTCGGGCGTGTCGTCCATGGCTGTTTTCTCCTCGATGGAAACGTCGGCGCGGTGGACGACGCAGGGGTGAAGGGGCAAAGAACTTTCGGAGGATTTCTCGGCGCGGAAACCCGCTGCCGGATCGGCGCCGATCGGCACTGCGGAAATCTCGAAGGGCGTCCAATCGACCGCGCGCCACAGCTCGGGCGCACCTGCCTGCTTGGTCACCTCGAAGCGGTGGACCTGGTAGCCGATCGAGACCGCACGGATGTGTCCGGCCTCGACGTCCTTCCAGAGCGGTTCGACTTCGGCCCGGTCGGAGAAGCGGACACGGGCGACGCCTCGTCCGTTCTCGATGCGGGCGCTGCCTGGCACGACCGAGCCGATGACGCTGTCGAGCGCGGAGGCGTCATGCACCTTCAGGAGCGGCGCGCCTGCGTTCAGGCGATCGAGACGGACGGCGCGCGGATCCATCGCCAGTTCCTCGTCGAAAGGATCGCCGAAGAACGGATTGCGTCGCACGCGCGCGCCTGTGGACCAGACCACCTCGATGGTGCGCTCGGCCGCATCGATCGACGCAGGCAACAGGTCCGCCGCCCGCGTCAGCGGTGGCAGGTCGATATGTCGGGTCATGTTGCGAAAGCTCAGGTGTCGGGACTGTCGGGTTGGCCGGGGGCGTCGGCCTGCATCACGCCGGTCTTCGTCACGCGCCGCGGATCGCTGTCGAGAATGAGCCCGAGGGCGTCGATCTTGGCGTTCATCGCGGCGATCTCGGCGAGCACCGCGTCGGGGTTGTGGCCCTGACGGGCGATGGCCTGCGCCAGCGACATGGTGCCCGAGCGCAGCGCCAGAAGATCGGCCATCGCGTCCTTCAATGGATCGACCGCCTCAAAACGCGGCGGGGACCATTCGACCGCAATGTCCGGCCGCGGCAGTTTCCCGGCAGCCCATGCGGCCTGACAGAACCAGACCCACATGGGCTGGCAGAGAACGGGGATGACGATCTGCCATTGGACCGCATCAATCAGACGACGAAACTCGACCAGCCCCGCCCGGATCGACGAATAGTTCACCTGACTGAGATCGCCGGTCAGCAGCTCGTAGGGCATGCGGAACCCCGCTGCCACGATATGAAGCTGCGCGCGGAGCCACTCGCCGACACCCGCCGTCGTGGCGGGCTGGTTGAAGCGGATGTCCTTGCCGCCGCGCGCATAGGCGATCAGCCCGGGCTCGAACTGTTCGACACGGTTGCCGTCGGCGTCGACCACCGACGGGGCGATACCCTGATCGGCTTCGTCGGCGCCAAGCACGATGCCGACGACACAGGCTTCCGTCTTCTTGCGGACCAATTCGGCCTGCGTCCAGTCATCGAGATCGCGCAGCGCCCGCATCACCGGCGTGCCCCATGGGACGCCGCGTACCTGCGTGCGCTGTTTCTCGTAAAGATGCAGCACCTCGCTCGCCGGGATGGCGAGACTTTCGAGGCGTCGGCGCATGGTGACAACCGCATCGCCCGGATGCTGGGCATGGAGCCAATAGGCGCGCCGTCGGCCTAACGGATCGAACTCGATGCCCTGAAGCAGCCTCCCGCCATCGGCGAGATCGCCGTTACGGGTGTTGTCCAGGAGATCGGCTTCGATGATTTGGACCTGGAGCGGCACGGCCAGACCATCGCTGAGACGTCGCGGGCGGCGGCGGATCAGCACCTCGCCAGCCTCGATCATCTCCCGGACGGCGAGAGTCTGCAGCCCGAAGATGTCGAGCTGTCCATCGGCGTCGCAGGCGGCGGACCACTCGGTCCAGAGCCGGTCAACCGCCTCGTCGAGCCTGGCGTCACCCGTCGCAGCGCGGGGAATGATGCCGCTGCCGACGATGTTGTTGACCAGGACGGACACGGCCTTCGCCGCGTGTGGATTGTTGCGGGTGAGATCGCGCATACGGTCCCGTAACAAGCCGCTGGCGGCGGCAATCTCGGCATCCGCTGATGTTCCCGCCGCCTTCCAGCCGTCGGTGCGCCGTCCCTTGGCCGCGCTGTCATAGCCACGGGAATTGCCATGGGT